GACTTCTGGCGCAAGCCCATTACTCGCTGCGATGGCCGCTGCACGTTCAGCCGCATCAAGCGCAATCGCCGGGTTAGGCACCTCGCTCTCGACACCATCCGGTCCGTTGATGATGACCGTGGCAGGCTCGGTGACTTCGGGGCGGTCCAGCCTAGCAACTGCTTGCTCGTAGGCCAGCACAGAGGCCAGCAACGCCATATCCGCACGGGCTGCATCAGCAGCAGCACCGGCTTGGTAGCACACAGCTTGGTATGCGGCCAGTTCAGCCTGCTCATCGGCAGTCATCTCGTAGCCAAAGGCCAGCCCTGTCACCTTGCGGGTGAGGATGGCAAGACGATCCTGGGGGAACTCAGAAGTGATCATGGCTTCGGTGCGGGCGATGATCTTGAACTCTGTCCAGTCATCATTTGAGAGAAGGTTAATAAAGCTCATGTCAGTCCTTAGTAGTTGCGGGTAGCCATCACGTTCACGCGGACACCGTTACCTGGGGCGACAGCGAAGGTCACAGTCTCTTTGTAGCCGTCTGTGTTTGTCGTGTAGTCCAGCGTCGTACCGACATCTTTGAGTAGGCCAGCCGAATAGACCGCCTTGGCCGTGTAGCCAGCGGGAAGCACGAATGCGACCTGTGACGTGGCAGCAGCGAAGGGGAAGAACACTGCGGCTTTGCCCAGTGCCCTGCGGGCTTCATCCTTGCGCCTGAGTTCATCGCGCAGCTTGATCTCCGGCTGGTAGAGGTAGCCACTGGTGCCGCCTGTGATGAGCGTGCCACCTGATGCTGCGATGCTGGTGATGGCCCCTGCGGGGGTGGCTTCGGACTCGACACGCAACAAGCCCTTGAATGCAGAGCGATGCGTGGCGGTGCCCACTTGCAACAGGTCGGTCACATCGTCATAAGCGAGTGCGGTGACTGCTGCGGATGTGCCTGCCAAGGTGCATTGCGCGCCTGCTTGGAATAGTGGAAGTTCGTCGCGGTAGAACTGGCTTGATTGGTCATTGCTTGCCACAGTTGCAGAGATGCGCTTCAGGCACAGGTTCCCACTAGCCGCAGGGTTTGCGCCTTGGCAGTCAACGCCGACGCGCAGCACAGCCGTTGCATTGTTCATCGTCAGCAGGGCCGCACCCGTAGCCGTGGAATAACTCACGCCATCAACGAGGATTGTCAGTGTTCCAAGTGAGTAGCGGGTTTCAACCAAGTGCCAGTTTCCATCGTCAAGCGCAGTCGCACCTGTTGCTGTGCGGGTAGTCGTACCGTCAAACATGGTGAATGACAGGCAGCTGGTTGTGGCATCGAGTTGCAAGCGAGACAGCACACCCGTAGACGCTGAGTCTCTGCACCAGATCACTTCCTTGGCGGTGGTGGCTGCAAACTTGATCCAGACATGACGGCCAGATTCCAAGGTCGAGAAGTCAAGCTGACTGTTGTAGGGCTGCTCCAGGTAGTTCGCTGCACTGAAGCCAGAGTAAGCCACCAGAGCGCTGCCTGCTGCTACAGGTGCTTTGGTCAGCGTGCCGTTGACGATCAGGCCGTTGTTCTTGACACTGCGGTCTGGTTCGACTAGTTTGACGGACACCGAAGAAACGTCAATTGTTCCCGAGCTTGTGGCTGGGTTTATCGTCACGTAGATCGTGGTGACCTGGGCAACAAAAGTGACCGATGCACTTCCTTCAGCCACGGTGCTTGCACCATAACCCGAGTTAAATGTGGTCCAGCCAACGCCGATGGTCATGCCCGCAGTTCCGCTAACTCTGGCGGCAGATACTGTGTAGGTTTTTCCAATCACAGCTGGGAAAGACTTAGAGAGTTGCGCCCACGGCCCTGGTATGTTTTCAATCCTCACATTCCCGCTAACGATAGACACGGTAGCTGCCGAGTTCTTTGCCCACCCAGCAGCGGTCATAGCGGCAAAGTCAGCATAACTGCTAAAGGCAATATCGAGCGGGGTAGATGCCGTCACAGTCTCCGCTACCGTGTCTGCGAGGGTGGCGAGTCTGATGTCGCCGGGCATCCAGCCGGTGTTGTAGACGGGGGTGACGTAGGCCACCATGCCTTTGGTGGGAGTGGTGGGGTTTCTGCTTATTTGAGATAATCCCAATGCCGAACCGATAGCGTTCCGTGCTCCCCTGCTATTCCCGCTTAGGATTGCTGGCACCGTTGTAGTGCCGTAATACTCAGTCCAGTAAGACGCTAGATTTGATGCTCCACCTGTCGGAAGCGAGTATTTGATTGGGTAGACGCACGGATATACGCCATTCTGGCCCATGCCATAAACGTAGTCATCTTTAATCCAGCCAGCAGTATTGCCGTTCACCGTCGCCGTGCTGCTCACCGTGCCGTCATCAGCAATCCGCGATACCCCGCCAGCCGTGAATGCGTAAATCGTCGGCACGGGAAGTCCGGTGCTAACGTCAATCGGGGACGAATCGAGGACGGTGATGGCTACGTCGTTGACTGTGTTGTTTACGATGGCTGGCGTGGTTGCGGTGGTGTACTTTTCTATAGCGCCAACGCGATCTGCCAAAAAGTCCTCTACGAATACCCCCGTAGCGGAGCCGACGATCACTTTGCCGTTGATCGCAGCAATCGAGGTCAATGTTTTGCCCGTGCGAATAATGACTTTCCACATCGCGCCTGTGTCGAGGTCGTAGCAAATTTCTCGTGCCGTCTCGATCATCCAGCCACACCGTGCCGGGTACTCGCGCTGGATGCCTCGGAACACCTCAGTCGCCGTTGTGGCTGATGTGGCAGCGTAAAACTTGCCGATCGTCAATGGCCCAGCGGTAGCACTGGCTTGGAACGTGGCACCTGTGGTTGACCCGGCAGCTGTCCATGCCGCCGCAATCGTTGCCTGTTGATAAATCCAGCGATCACCACCCAATGCCTCGGTGTACCAGCTCTTATCCGTGCAACGCTTGCGGCTGGCGCCGCCATCCGAGTGCTTGCTGGTGTCGTCGATCACTGCTTTGACGATGGTGCCGATGTGCAGGGATTGGCTATTGGCGGCAAGAATCTCAGCCGGGGCCGTGGATGCGTTCCATGCCGTCAGGGCCAGGTCGCGGGCAGTTGCGGCTGCGGCGGCTGATGCGGCTGCTGCTTGGGCGCTGGTGTTGGCTTGGTCGTTCTGCGTCGTGGCTGTGGCGGCATTGGAGACAGCGGCTGCGGCGTTGGCCTCGGCGTTTTCAAGCCCGGCTGCAAGCGCTGCTGCGTAGTCTGCGGCAACCAGCGCCTGCTTGGCGTTAACGTCCGTTTGCAGCGCGTTGGCCTCAGTCACAAACGTCGGCAGCGCCGTCATCAGCGCGTCACCGCGTGCAGCAAAATTGGCGGGGTCGCTGCGGGTGGGCGGGGTGGGGAGCGCGGTTATGGTCATGAGAGTCCTTCAATTTCAAGAGAGCAAAGCGATTTCGTGGGGTAGGCCACGGTGATTGAAAAATCACGGTAAAAGCCGAATACGGTGAGTGGATCAAAGCCTTGTGCCTCGGCACCAATCCAGACGCAGGGCGTGGCGCGCAGGTCGGCCAGCACACGCTGCACTTTGTTCATTTGCGCGCTGTCAAGCATCAGGTTAAGGCTCATGCGCTTGGCGTAGGCGCGGCGCGTGAATGTGGTCACGCCGAAAGCGTCCGTGTCCTTGCGGCTGTAGTCCGTTATTCCTGCTGTGGCCCCGTATTGCGCATCGCCCAGCTCATACATGCTGCCAAAAGCCATGTGCGCGAGCGATACCGTGCCAGGGCCGGTCAGTGTGACGGTGGTGCGTGCAGCTACGTAAGGCGGCAAGTCAACAAACACCACTTGATCGAGCAGGACGCTCGGCTCAAAGAAATACTGATACCAGTCGGCAATGATGGTGCCGTCCAGATTGATCGTTTGACCGTACAGCACCGCACCGCCCGCGCCGTCAGTCGTCGCTACCGTCAAGCTGGTGCTGCCGCCAATGCCGATCAGCGCCAGGCTGTTGACGTAGCCGGTGTCTACGACCACGGTCAGGCTACTGGCGCGGCTGGTGCTGGTGCTGATCTCGCCGTCGAACATGGCCAAGGTGTTATCTGGCCCGGTGTCAAACCAGTTGACCGAATCCTGATCTGGCGAGGTGGCCGATATGCCAGCGACGAGTCTTGTGTAAATGCGGTGCGTGCTGGCAAGTCGGGCTTGCGCGTCGATCGAATAGTTAGTGGCGGCGTTCCAGGCTGCGACGGTTTCGGTGGCGCTGCTGCTGACCAGCATGGCGTCGGTCAGGGCAATGGGTTTGATGACTTTCATGCAGCGATGTCCAGGGGTTGATCGGCGTCGGTGCGCACCAGCGTGCCGTCATGCTCGGCGCGCTCGGCCAGCTTTGCCAGCTTGGCGTTGGTCTGCGCAATGGCACGCAGTTCGTAACTCATGGCCTCCAGTTGTTGCGCTTGCCGCTCCACCAGCGCTTCCAGCCGTGCGGTATTGCCACCCATGCCGCGCAACTGGCTGGCGTTGTAGATGCGGCTTGGGCCTGTTACCTCCAACTCGGGGCCGTTTTCGCCAACCCAGCGCGCACCGCCCGAGTGCGCGCCACCAGATGCAAATGCAGGCACACCCCCTAGCTGGGTCACGATGGCGCGCAGGCCGCTTACCTGTGATGCGCTGCCCGCGTCGATGGCGTTTTTCAGGATGGCGGTGTTGGTGTCAAGCTCATTGAGCGCGAGGTCGATGCTGCCAAGCAGGCTGATCGACTCAGCCTCGTAGCTCATGGCGGTGGCCGCGCTGGCAAGCTGCTCTGCAATGGCCTCGCTTTGCGCGTAGAGTTTGGCCGTTGCCAAAGCCCATTCGGCGCGGGTGCTGCTGGTATCCATCAGCGCAGTTGACAGTCCCGGCAGGGCCGCGCCCAGCTTGCCGGCATAAGACGCCTTGCCGGCGCCGCTGGTGGCAAGTGCCAGGCTGTAGTTTTGGGAAAAGTCCCGCTGCTGTTGAGCCAGTGCGCTGGCGCTGCTGAGCTGCCCGAACTTGGTGCTGCGCACCGCCTCGCGCAATGTCTCTGCACTGGCACTCATGGCGTTGGCAATGGCTTGCTGTGCCTCGTAGTAGGCCACGGTTTCATCGCGCAGCTTGCTCAGCACCTTGACGGCTTTTTCAGCGTCGCCGGAGTAGAGCTGAATGGCGGCGGCGTAGTCGGTAGCTGCTTTTTTGGCAGCGACTGTGGCGGCGGCTTGGGCAACTTGGGTAGCAACTAGGGCGGCCTTGTAAGCTGTCACCTCTGCATTTTCGGACGCGGCATCGGCGTTGTATGCCTTCAATTGCGCGTCGTAGGAAGCCTGTGCAGGCTGCTCTGCGGCGCGTGCATTCCTAAGCCCTAACCCAGCCAAAACAGCATTCAACTCGCCGCTCGGTCCCCAAATTCCGCTCATGTCAACGCCTGATAGCCCCTTCGCCACATACGAAGCAAACCGACCTCCAAAATCGCCCGTATACAAATCTGCACCTGCTTGCGCACTGGCTGTTGCGGCCTTGGCGGCATCCAGTAATGCTTTGGCGGCATCAAGCGCGGTGGTGTTTACTTGTTTCGCGCTGGCTGAGTCATATCGACCTTGAGCGTTCTCGACTTGCACATTGGCACCCCACAGCGCAGCATTAGCGCCCACCAGGGAGGCTTCGCTTGGCAAGCCCACCTTGGCGGCATTAATTTCTGCTTGCAGCTGCGCAGCTGTTTTTGGCTCCATCCCCAGAATGCCTGCGCGGGCACCTGCTACTGCGTCGCGTTCGCTGGCAATGCTGTCGATCAGGCCGAGCAGCTTGTCTTGCAGCTTGTCAAACACATCGGTGAGTAGCTTGACAGAGGCTTGCGCCGCATCTGCCACTTGCGCAAACTCAGGCGCCAGCGCCAACATCACCGCATAGGTGCTGCGGCCCGCGTCGGTGGTCAGATCGAGCCCGTCAACCACAGCCCTGAATGCATCCTTGCTCGATGGCATGGCGACGTTGACCAGTGCCAGCCCTTTGGCCACATTGATGGCGGTGTCGGCCAGGCGCTCGGACTCGCTCCAAAACAGCTCGTAGTAGGTCTTGCTGGCTTGGGCCATGGCCTCCAGCCCACCAAAGGTGTCGGCCAGTTTGCTGGCAGCGTCACCGCCGGCCAAGCTCAGGTCAAGCAGGGTTTTGTCAAGTACGCCAAGCCAGGCGTTGGCTGTGGTCAAGCTGCCCGATAGTCGCCCAAGGGTGACGCTGGCGGTTTCTCCGCTGCGGGCGAATTGCGCAATGGCAGGGGCCGCGGCGCTTGCCATGTCGTCGGCCATACCAGTAAACAAAGCTGTCAGGGCTTCTTCGGTGGTTCCAGCGGCGATGTCCACATACTTGCTGTAGGCGGCGATCTTGTCGGTGGCTAGGCCCATGCTGGCGGCCATACCCGCCACACTGCCCTTGACGCCCGCAAAGGCGGTTGACCATGCGTCTTGCGTTTCTGCCGCCATGGCCGTCGCCACGCTCCAGTTTTTATCGCTGCGAAACCAACCGCCTTTTTGCTGGTAATTGGCGTAGTTTGTGCCGGCGAATTCATCGCCGCTGAATGTGCCGCGCGTGCCGCTGCTCAAAAGCTCTGTGGCTTTGCGCCCGAACGCACGGTTGACCAATCCGCCGATAGCGCCACCAACAGCAGCGCCCAGCGGCCCGAAGAATGCACCAATGGCGGTGCCAACATTGACTGCGGTGTTCCCGCTGCCACCAAATGCGCTGTACCCACCTGAAATCATCTTGCCAGCGGCCAAGCCTGCGGCAATTCCGCCGAAGTAGCTGGCCGCAGTGCCCAGGGCGGCGCTGTTTGCAGTCAGCTTCGCGCCAAGCTCCGAGACCATGCTGGAGCTGCTGTTCATCAGGCTCGAGCCAAACTCGCCTATTTTCAGGCCGACGGTGTTGCCCAGCTTGGCAAAGCCCCCGGTAATGGCGTCGTACATGCCGCTCAGGCTTGACGCCACGCCCATCAGGCTGGCGCCACCGTCAGCGCCCCCGGCTATGGCTGCGCCCGATGCGCCCATGCCGCCTAGCCCAACACCCTGGATCAGCACCTTGAGCACTTGCGTCTTGAGCGTGTTCTTGATGGTGTCCCACAGACTCTGGAAAAATCCCTTGCCCGACTCAAAGGCGCGCATCAGGGCGTCTTCCCAGTATTTGCCGGATTCTTCGGCGGCTTTTTTTTGGTCTGCGGCCATGGCGTCGGCGGCTTTTGCGCTGGCGTCTTTCAGGTCAAGCGCCGTGCCGGCCTTGGCCAGGCGCTGGCGCGCGGCGATCACTTGTTCAATGCGCGCGATTTCGTCGCCTGAGTTGTCAAAGCCCTTGAGCACTTCGATCTGGTCGAGCATGCGGGCGGTGGTCAGGGTCTCGATGGCGTCTTTGGACATGCCGTACAGGGCCACTTCGTCTTCTAGTTTTTGCGCTTTTTCTCCCAGGGATTCCAGTTCTTCGGCGTGGGTGAGCAGGGCTTTGTCGCGGGCTTTTGCAATCTCGGCCAGTGCGGTGGCTTCGGCTTTGAGGCTGTCGACCATGTAGGGCTGCTGGGCGATCAAGGCCGTGAGGCCTGCGCGGTACTCGTCCATGTTGCTGTCTTTGCCGAACTTGGCCGCAAGCAAGCCTTGTTTTTCTGCAAAATTGGCACTCAAGCCGGTGCTTACCGCCATGAGGTCGTTGTACAGGGTCACACCCCTGGCGGCGTCATCGAGTGCGGCGCGGGTGCCTTTGACTGACTTTTCTGCCTCCTTGAACTTGGCCTGGATACCGACGACGGCCTGGCTGTAGTTGGCAAGGTCAGCAGCCGACTTGCCGGAGCCTTCAAAATTCTCCTGCGCCTTGGCAATGGCACGCTGCATCTGCACCTGTTTGCTTGCGTATTGGTCGGCTTCCTTGGACAGGGAAACGCTGGCGGCAAGTTGTTTGTTGCGGGTGCCAGTGGCTTCTGCGGTGCGTTTTTCAAGTCGTTCAGCCTCCCCCATGTAGGCGAGCTGGTCTTTCAGCAAATTGATGTTGGCGCGGGTTGTACGGCCAAAATAACTGCTATCACCAGAGGTAATTTCGCCAGTTGTTTTGTCTTTCAGCCTAGCCTCAAGAATGGTAATTTGAGCTTGAATATCAGACTTGGCGTCTGGCCTGCCGACATTCAGCATGGCATCCCATGCACCCTTCGCTTTTCCAGCAATAGCGGACCATGCGTTCTCCAGGGTTCCAAGGCTTGCTTTGAGTTGCGGTATGCGCGCGATCAATGCGTCGTTGTAGGACTTTTGCGCGAGCTCGGCAGCCTCCAGAGTTTTTCCCTGGTCCATCAGGGCTTTGATCTGCTCATAGACGCCCACCGTGAGGTAGCCGGTAGTCTCATTGAGTTTGAGGCTGGCGTCTACCGGCGATTTTCCAAGTTCGACAAATTGTTTGACGGTATCGGCGACGGCCACGCCGGTGAGTTGCTGCATGCTCACGGCAGTGCTGGCAAAGGCCTGGATTTTTCCAGAGGCGATGTCGCCATTGCGCACGAACTGGGTGACGGCTTCGGCAGCGGCGCCGGTGCTGGCGCTTGAGCTGGCAGAGATATTGCGTGCCATGGCTTGCATTTGGGCAGCGGTAGCGCCGGCGGTGTTGCCAGACAGGATCAGCGCCTTGCTGTACTCGCCCGCTTCGGCGGCGCCCTTGTACCAGGCGTAACCCAGCGCAGCCGCTGCAGCGGCGGCAATGGTATAGGGGTTGATCAACCCCATGATGTAGCCGCCCATAGCCTTGGTGGCAGGCCCCAGGCCGCCAAACATATCCTTGAGCTGGCCGCCCTGCTGCAGGAAGACGGTAAGCGGGTTTTGGCCGGCTTGCAGCGAAACGGCGATGTCGGTGAACTGCGCAGGCAGTCCGCGTGTGGAAAAGGCGAGTTGCTTGGCCGACAGGCCAGCCTTTTGCATGTACTTTTCGCTCTGATTTCCGAAGTCCTTGACGGCCTCGGAGGCGCCGGCCAGCTCTTTTTTAAGCTGGCCGGAATTTCCTTTGATGAGGAGGCTGATTTCTCCGCTCATGCGTGGCTCCTAGCGCTCGGCATTGAGGTGGCGCAGGGCTTCACGTTCGAGGATTTGAAGTTGCGCAAAGAGCGTGGCGTCGTCGGGCTTGTCCGCTTGCCAGTCGCTCGGCTGGCGGCGCTGCACCAGGTCGAGCACTTCGTATTTGATCCCGTGGTAGACCGGATGGGCCATTCCGACGCTGATGTTCCATTGGCTCGCAAGGGCGAAGAACAGGGTGCAGGCGTGCTGGTGTTCAGGCCAGATTTCGACCGTGTTTTGCTCGATGTTTTGCAGTAGTTCAGCACGCTTTTGCTCCAAGACTTCGGGCGGGGCGCCGATGGCCAGCAGGCCATCCAGCGCAGATTCATCTACCGTTGCGGCGCCACCAGTGGCCCAGTGGCGCGCAACGGAGGCTAGTTTTTTGCGGCAAGGTGGGCTGCTGCAGCCGGGCTGAAGGATGCATAGAAGGCCTGCACGATCGCCACCAGCAGGCCGGTGTACTCTTCGCACAGTTCGGCCAGCTCGTTGGTGCTGAACGGGATGTTGTTTTTGCCCTCGTCTTGCACGCCGCTCCAGCCGATCATGTGGGTATTGATCAGGTCAACCGCTTCTTGCTTGGCCTGCTCTGAGATGTCGATGCCGTTGTCAACCGCTTCCTGGCGCTGCTTTTGCTTGAGCTGGTTTTCTTGCATCAGGGCGTCAAAGGCGCTTTGCTTGATGCGCTTGAACTGGGCGTCAAACTTGATTTCTTTGAGCGCGCCATGGGCGTCCAACTGCTTGAGCGTGACCGGGGCAAAGAAGGCGGGGGAAGATGTTTTGATGATCATGGTGTTTGGTTGTTGAGTTGACAAGCCGGCCAGCGCACGAATGCGGCTGGCCCTTCGGTCTTAGAAGCTGGTGACGATGCGCAGCTCGTTGTTGCCGGCGCCAGTGGGTGGTAGCACCAGCTTGAAGTTGCTCATGAGCTTTCCGCTGAGGTCGCCATAGCTCGGGCTGGTGAGTTGCACGCCCGGGGCGAAGATCAGGGTCTTGTTGCCAACGACAGTGCCGTGCACCAGGCCCAGGCTTTGCAGGGTGTTGGCCTTGACGTCGGCCATGAAGCTCACGTCTTGCGCAGCGGTCAGGTCGACCTCGAGGTCGCCGGTGATCTTGCGGTCCATGATTTCGACAGACTCGCCGCCGATCAGAGGGATGAATGGCGCATCGACACCGAAGTCGAGTGTGTATTTGCTGTAGGGGGTGACGGTGCCTCCGACCAGCACCGGGGCCACGGTGGCGGCATGGGTGCAGCCGCGCAACAGGTCCAGCGTATTGACGTCGGTGATGACTTGCGGGGTTTTCCAGGTGGCGTAGTCAACGCCAGCAGGCGCATTTACCGCGACGCCGCCGTCAATTCCCTTGAACTGAAATTTGATCTTGGGGATGGCGCCAGCACTGAGGTCCAGCGATGCGGTGCCACGGCAGCCTAGCAGCTTGTGCAGCACGCCGTCAGCGTAGTAATACTGGTCAACCCACTCAAAGGCGGTGCTGATGGGGAGGTAGTCAACGCGGGTGAGCGCCACCAGGGTTTCGGCAAAGCCGCAGGCGCGCAGCAGCGCCCCCCAGGCGGGCGCCGTGCCTGCCGTGCCGGAGCCTACCAGCTCGACGCTGTAGCTGAGCGACTTGAAGGCGGTGCCGACCAGGTTTTCACTGGCGCCCATGTAGGCGCGGATGAAATTGCGGTCGACGTTGGTGGCATCCAGGGGGGTGAAGGAGACATCACTGACCAGGATGGCGTTGGCAGCGCCGGTGGGGACGATGTCGGTGCCGTAGGTAACGCCAAGTTTGGCGAGGATGGTGGTGTTTTTTAAGCGACGTGTGGCCATGGGTTACTCCTGGGCGGGGGTGGATGAGGGGGTAGCGGGGCTCTGTGCTACAGCGGCGGCGGGCTCGCCGGAGCGCTCTATCAATGTGGTCTGGCCTGTAGCCGGGTCAAAGCGGTAGCTGCCGCCCTGGCCGAAGAAGGGGTGGGCCGGGTTGTCCTGCGCCGGGGTGGTGCTGGGCTTGGGGGTGTTGGTGGTGGCCATGGTGTTATGCAATCAAGTTGGAAAACGGCGCGCGGTGCGTCAGGGTGAACAGGCACTGGCAAGCACCTAAGGCGGTGTCAAACTCGTCTTCAGCCCACTGCATGGGCGCGGGGTTGACCTCCATAACCAAGGCGGCGAGTGCAGCGCTTTCCAGCACGCGCTGCTGCACGTTGGCCGCCAAGGTGCTGACAGCATCAAAAGCCTTGAACGGCGTGGCGCCCAGCACATCACGCGCCAGGCAGTTGATGCGGATGCGTGTCGACCAATCGACCGGGGCGCTGCCGCCCACCAGGGGGCGGGGCAGGCTTTGGTCCAGAAACACGCGGATCTGGCTGGCCTGCTCAAGGTCCATGGGGCGGTTGGTGTCGCGCATGGTTTTGATGTTGCCGCCAGCCAGGGCCGGGGCCGCATTGAGAGCGGCGACCAGTGCGTCATAGACCAGCAGTTGCGAGGTGGTGCTCATGCGCGCTCCAGCACCAGGGTGGACAGGCCGAAGCCGTCGGGCTGGGGTCCGGCGGCGACCTTGTAATTGCCGCCATCTGCCACGACCGACTTGCCGCGCACGCCAGCAGGAACATCCGTACTGGCGAGCACCAGCTGCGGTTCACTCATCTCAGCGGCCATGCCATCAGCCATGCCCTGGGCATATGGCGTCAGGAAGTCGGCATTGACCTCAACGCCATCGAGCAGGATGATGCCGCTTGCGCCCTTGTTCCCCAGGCGCGTGAGCACGCGGCTGTTGACTCGGGCTTGCAAGGCGGCAAAGCTCATGGCGGGCAGTCGGATAAGTCAGGCAAGAGCCGGCTTAAGCCGCGACGGCGGTGTAGGCGCCGAGCTTGATGGCGACCGTAGCCGACGGGTTGGCCGCAGCTTCTACCGCGATGCCAACGCACTGCTGCGCGGCGGCGGTCTTGTTGACGACGCTGTTGGCGCTGTCCCAGTACACGCGGTCACCGACGGCAATGGCCAGGGCGCTGGTCTTGCCGATGGTCACAACGCCTTCAGTCAGGAACTCGCCCGGCGTACTGATGACAACCGGGTTGATGGCCACGCCGAACAGGCTGGTGCCGAAAAGGTAGCCCACGCCGGCAGCTACAGCAGCAGCAGGGGTCAGGGTGAGGACTTCGCCCTCTTGCTTGTAGGTGATCATGCCGGCGGCACCAGCCATTGAAAGGCCCATGGCCATTTCAGGCGACAGCAAGGCGGCGAGGTCGACGCCGGCCGCTTGTGCGGTGAAGGTGAATGCGGCAACGCAGACAAGTGCTGCGATGGCGAAGATTTTGGATGTTTTCATGGTGTTTCCTGAGAGTTTTGATGAAGGTTTTTTGCAGCCAGCGACTCAGGCGAGTGAGCCGCTGGCGCTTCGGTCTTTAGGCGCCGGTGGAGCGCACCGCGCCGCGGTAGTCGACGCCGGCAATGCCGTAGTCCATGCGGGCTTTCCAGCTGGCGCCGTCGACGCTGAAGCCGTTTTCCAGCTCCAGGTACGGGGTGTCGATGCCGTCCAGGAACGCCACTTCGAGCACCGGTGCCTGGTTGGGGTCGGCAAAGAAGTACCAGGGCAGGCCGGTCAGGCGCGGCGTGCCGACGATCAGGGTCACCATGTTGGCGGCGATGTTCTCGCGCTGCAGCTTGTTGTTGGCATCGGGGTCATAGATGCTGTTGTTGACGACTTTTGCCGCACCCTTGATGGCGCGAGGACCCAGCCAGACGGCGGGTTGCAGGTCCAAAAAGTCATTGCCTGACACGTCTTTTTGCAGGCTCATGACCGTGCCGGCTGCGTCAAAACTGACGACCGTGGGTGCGCCGGTCGACACGTTGCCGTGATTGGCATGGAACAGCGTAATGCCATCTGCCAACACCGGACCCATGCCGGCGTTGAGCGCCAGCGCGGCGTATACATCGGCCTCGACGGTACGCTTGGCAGCGCGCCCCAGGCTGGAGGCCAGGCCGGTGAAGGCGCCCATGTCGTCGTTGATGACGGCCTCGCGGCTGATGGTGATGATGTTGCCCTTGGTCTTGGCCGTGATGCTGGCCTTTTCACCGTCGGGGATGGCCTTGTTCTTGAACTCGCCGAGTTCGTTCTTGGCGTCCAGGTTGGACAGACTGCCGACACGGTAGCGGCTATGAGCGCGGAAGTCGCTGACAGTGCCACGGGCGCAGAAGGCGGTCCAGGTGTCGGCCTGCAGCGCATAGGCGGCCTGCAGGGTCTTGTGCATGACGTTTTCCAGCAGGATCGGGAAGTCCCCGGTGCCCTGTGTGAAGGCGGCGGCGACGATGGCGCGCTGGTCCATGCCGTCGCTGCGCACGCCAGCGCGGGCCAGGCAGGCTTTGGCGATGTCGAGCAGCTTGTTGCCACGGTAGGGGTTGGCGCCGTCGGCGCGCACCGGGCCGGTTTTGTCAAGGCTGATGCTGGCGCGCGCCAGCAGGGCGTTAACCATGGCGTCGCGGTGTTTGTCGCCCTCGTCCTTGACGGTGTTGACGCTGGTGTGGCCGGCCACCGGCGCGCTGTTGGCGCCCAGGTGAGCGAGCAGTTGCAGGCCTGCGGCTTCTACGCTGCACGCGGTGTTGCTCTGGCAGGCGGCGCGCAGGGCGGCTACGCCGTCGCGCTCGGCAAAGCTGGCAAAGCTGGCGTGGATCGCTTCACGGCGCGTGCCGTCGGCTACCAGGGCGGCTTGCACGGCGGCGTTGATGTCGATGGCTGCTGCTTGGGGTGCATGGGCCGCCGGTTGGTTGACTGTTTGAGTCATGGTTGAGTCTTTCAAGGAGTGGGTGGCGGGCGCCACGGGGAGACTGGCGGCAGGGGCCACCGGACGGGGGGAACGGGGAAAGCGGGCAGCGGCCTGCAGGCGCAGGGCTGCAGAAGCGGCCACGGGCTGGCCGCTGGTGATGGCGTCGACGAAACCGATGTCTTTGGCCTCGCTGGCGGTGTAGTAGTGGTCCGCGCCGTCGGTCAGCAGCGCGAGCATGTCGGCCACGGGCTGGCCGGTCTTGCTGGCATAGCTGGTGGCCATGGCGCTGGCGAACTGGTCGAGCATGGCGGCGGCCTCGCGCATGTCGGCGCTGTTGCCGGCCATGCCGGTCCAGGGGGCGTGCACCATGAGAATGGCGTTCTCGGCCATCTCCACGGTGTCGCCGGCCATGGCGATCAGGCTGGCGATGCTCATGGCCACGCCGTCGATGACGGTGGTGACGTGCGCCGCGTGGCGCTTGATCGCGTTGTAGATCGCTACGCCATCAGGCACAGAGCCGCCCATTGAATTGATGCGAATTGTGAGGGACTGGGCACTGATGGCGGCGATGTCTTTGACGAACTGCGCGGCGGTGGTGGTCTCGGCCCACCAGGATTCACCGATGTCGCCATAGATGAAGATTTCAGCGGAGGCGCTGGCTTGCTGGCCAGCGGCTGCGGCGACCGGCGTCTTTTGCCGGATGCTGTACCAGGGGGCGGGACTGGTAGCGTTTACATGGTCGACCCCTGTATCGGTTTGTGGCGCAGTGGTTTGTGTCATGGGCCGCATGGTGCGGCTCAAGCTGTCCGGTTTTTAAGTAATAAACCGGACTATTTTTAATGGCTCAGCGGATTAAGGTGTGGAAGTTGAATCATGCTGAATAGCTCCATCCGTGTGGAATCTGACTTTGCAGGCCTCGCACAGCAAGGTCATGTTGACCATGGGTTCATCGTCAAGCAGCGGACCCATGCGGGTCATATAAAGGTTCTCTGGCTCAAAGATTCCCAGGCACGACTGGCAACGGTTTTCATACTTAGCCAGCAGCGCCCAACGCATCCCATGCCTTTTTCTTCGGCTTGTATCGATGGTGACAAGCTCCGGCTCTGGAATCTCTTCGGCCTCAATCTCTTCAATGGTTTCAGGCTCTTTCAGCTTCTTGAGCTTCCTACCGAACAGGATGCGGGCACGAAGCACCTCAAAGCTGTAACCCCTGCCTTGCCTGTTGACGACCTTCGCCACGCCGTTCAGCGCCTCTGTGTACCCGTTGCTGATGGGGTAGTCAAAGATGGCAAGAATCTCATTGCGCCAGTTCGTTGCCGCCCTGTCCAACTCCTTGAACTCGGCCTTCAGGGACTTTGGTATGGACTTGTGCCAGGCATCCAGGGCAAGCTCGGCCTCTGCTCGGGTCTTGCAGTCGTAAATGTCGTAGAACGCCTCTTTAATGCGGTAGGCGACAGCAATCTCAGGTTCGTTGTCCATCCACATCTGGAGGCCGAACTTACCCTTTTCGTCCAGATTGGCGTAACGCATCCTGAGCAGTGCTTTCCTGCGCATCCAGTCCCGGCCAACCACCTTATCCTTAGCCTTGGCCAGCCTGACTCGGACCTTCTCCAGCCCGCTATTGGCCATCCTAACGACGTGGAACTTGTCAATCACCACCGGCAGGCCGGGGAAGATGGACTGAGCGGCATCCTTATAAGGGCGCCACATGTCGATTGCCAAGCCTTTGACGACGCCCCTATCCTTGAATCTGTGCAGCCAGGAGACAACGGTGGTCTTCTCTCGGTCGGGCAGCATGTCGATGGGGCAGTTGTTGCCCACGTCGGTGATGATGCACCGGAGCACGCCGTCAATCTGGGTTTCGTCAATGCCCATCCACTCGGGCAAGTAGGGCTTGTAGTCGGCGTTCAGCTTGGCGATGTGGTCACCAGCCAGAGTCCGGACGGTCTTGTCGTCACAGCCGACATGCTCGGCAATGCGCAGGAACGTGTCTCGCAGGCATTGGGACTGGATGAACTCCACACACCGCCGAGTCATCCGCATGTCGGGCTGGATGCTGCCCAAGGGCTGCAGGAACGTCTCGCCACAGTCCCGGCACTTGTACCGCTGGACGTTGGCAAGGATGTGGACCGGTGCGCCTCGGATTGGGCTGTCACGGTAGGCAATGGCCTTCGTTCCATGCTTGTACAGTCGGTCAATGACGCCGCACTTCTGGCAGGAGGTGGGCTGGACGGTGTACTCAGCCTCAATCTCGTATTCATCGTCGTCTCGGCGCTTAGCAATGGCTTTCCAGCCGGGGAGGTCAAGGATGTCAGTCATTCAGCAATTGTCGACTCACTGTTACAGAGAAGTTTCTCTCAATTGGTTAGTGAGCCGTTTAGCTTGTCTGGGTGTAAGCACATCATCCGAATCAGCCTTATGCCAACTGCATCCGTCGGTGAAGTCCTCCATCGGCCACTGGTAACGGCCATCGTCTCTGGAATAGGAACCGAACTCCTCTCCGATTTCTTCATAAATTGCCTCCAACTCGTCCACCAAGGTTTCATCTTCTATCCACCTGGCATCTACCCAGACGAGGTAGTATTTTGGCCGATGCTGGATTGGGTACAGAGCGAGCAGCAAGTCGCCCCGGCCAAACTTTTTCATAACCAACGCTGGGCTGACCATACAAGGTATGGTCCAAAGCGTTCGTTCCCTGCGCGGCAGAAGGCATGGCGGATGAAATGCATCCATAAGATTCTTCAGTTCAGCAGCCTTTGCTCTCATCAGGTTGCACGCCCCAGCAAACCTGTCTTCTTCAATCAAGATGACTCGCATATAAATCCTTTGTTTCCACACGTTAATCCGTTTTTAGATTATGCATGAAAACCATGAATTACACACGTTATTCCGTAGAGCCTTTTTAATCGGCGTTGGCGCCAGATGCACTCGCGTTGGCGGCGCTTGCCGTGGCCACGGGCGCAATGCCCTTGGCGTTGGCAAAGTCGCTGCTGAGCGTCAGGTCGGCGCCCTTGGCTTTCTTGCGCCAGTAGACGATCTGGTCGAACACGTCGCGCGGGTTGCGCCCGGCGCGGCGGATCGCTTCGACCTCGCTGATGAAGCCGGCCTGCGTGCCTTCGACCAGGCCCTGCATTTCCTTCAGGGGGTCGATCCACGGCATGGACTGGGCGACGCAGAGCGCGTCGTTCTCGGTGCCGGGCAGCACGTCTTTTGGGATGCGCACGACGCCACTCAGGTGCGCGGCCTGCACAAAGCTGTTCCACATCGGAACGATGAGCATGCCAGCAAAGGCGTCGGTCAGGGTAGCGTAGTTGATCCACTGTTCAACCAGCTCCTGGCGCTGGGCTGAATAGGTGCCGTTGTAGTCACGTGCTATTGATGAGTAACTGGCGCCAACACCGGCGGCCACGGCGCGCAGCTGGCCCTGGCGGAAAAGGACGACGTTGGGGTTTGGCCGGGTGCTGTCGATCAGGCCGATTTCTTCACCCACGGCCAGGCCGTCGATGATCATGCCGGGCGTCATGCGCAGGTCGCGCCCGACGGGGTTGCCGTGCTCGTCTTTGGTGACGCTGGAGTCGGGATCGTAGCCCTCGGGGTTGGTTTTCTTGACGTAGGCTGTGAGCGCGGCGGCCACCTTGGCGGCGATGCGCTCGCTATCCTCGTAGTCCTTGATGTCCTCCAGGCGCGCGATGACGCTGGCAAATTCGGTGATTCCGCGCATCTGTCCGATGCGGTCGCGCAGCGCGACGTGGATCACCTTCTCGGCCGGGATGCGCTTGAGGTCGCTGTTGCCCAGCATGCTCGGCAGCGCGCCTTCCAGCGGGTTGCCCTTGTAAGCGTAATAGGCGATGGGGCGGCCCCAGGCGTTGCGCTCGATGCCCTGGCGGATCCGGTCCCCTTGGTCGTAACCCATGGGAACCATGTCGGCCTCGAACAGCTCCAGGCTGTAGGGTACAGCGCTGCCATGGGTGAGGCCCGGTACCGGTCCGATCACCTCTTGCGTAAAGACTTCTCCGTCGCGCAGCCAGGTTCGGCACGCCAGGCGCTGCATGGCGGCGTCTGTGTGCAGGCCGGTGACTTCTGGGGCAGCTCGCCAGGCGCGGTGTGCGGCGCGCAGGGCGGCGGCATATTCCTCATGGATGGTGCCGTCCATGCGGCGCGGCTGCGGCTCGATGCCGATTCCGCTGGGGCCGACGATGCTGTTGGTCATGGTGCGCAGGATGCCGCGCGCAATATCGTTGTTGCGCTCCATGTGGCGCGCCTGCGCCATCAGCGTGCCGGCGCCCTGCAGCACGATCTGGTTCGGGCTGAGCCGGTCGCGGTAGAACTTGCGCGAGGTGCCCGGGCTGCTGGCGTCGTGGGCTCTGGCCTTGACGACCTCGTTGAGCGCGTTGCGCACGCCGACACGGCGCAGACCCGATGACGGAGAAAAGTAGCCGACCACGCGGTCGATGAGGTTGCGCTGTTGCGTCATGGGATGCCTTGGGTTAAGTGCGCTGGGCGCTTTCAGTTGAAGCGCGCGCCGGTGAAGGTCAGGCCGCCAAAGGTGGGTTTGCCGGCGGCCACGGCGCCGAGCCGGTCGACCGTGCGCTGCCATTGGGCAATGCCTTTTTGAACCAGGGCGAGTTCGGTCTGGCGCTCCATGCGGTCGATGCCGGCTCCGCCCAGGCGAACTTCCTGGGCGTCAAGGATGCGGGATTCTGCGGCCTGGTATTCGGCCAGCTTGGCCTGAGCTTGGATTAAGGTGGTCATAGTGGCTGACCATACGCGCGCGACTGTCCGGTTTCCAAGTAAAAAGCCGGACTTTTTTAACCGCGCTTGCCGACGATTTCATACAGCCGGGTGCGGCTGATGTCGTGCTTGCGGCAGACGGCCTCGCGGTTGGTGCCGTTGAATTCACTCTTGATGGCGGCGTCGCGCACGGCGTAATCGGTCGGGCTGGGAATGTAGATGCTCTGGCGCCCGGCGCGCTTGCGCCAGCCGGTGACCAGGGCGGCGGCGATCATGGCGGCAAACTCGGACTTCAAGCCGGTCTCGCTGGTCAAAATGTCCTGCATTTCGCGCTGCAGGAACAGGGCGCTAGATTCTTCGCGGGCGGGGGTGTTGGTGGGGGTGGCGATGCTGGTCATGGGCGGGCTCGGGGTTAAAGGCGGTTGCTCCAGCCTGCAGGTGCAAAGGGACTGGGGGCGAACGGGGTGGCAGTGCGGCGCGGCTTTGGCGGCTGACTGGTTTTTAGATCATTTATGGCTGTAGCCCTCGTATCTATTGCCTCAGTAGCTATTGATTTAATAGTTATTGCTGGCGCTTCGGCGGGCTTTGCATCCTCGGCCATGGCCATCTCAAACAGGTTCGGCTCGACCTGCGCCTCCAGTTGCCGCCACTGGCGCTCGTCCAGGCGGTGCAGGTCGAGCACCTGGCTGATGAACAGGGCGTAGACGGTGCCGTCAAGCGCTTCGTTGCGCTGCTTTTTTGGATTCACCCAGCGGTAAATCTCGCCCGTGGCGGTGCGCGCCAGCACCCGCACTTCAGCGGTCAGGCCCTTGTAGAACTCCAGCGGCAAGTCGGCGCTGAAGTGCACATAGCCGGGCCCGGGCTGCGTGACCTTGAGGCGACCAAAGAATAGATCCTTCGCGGTGTCCGTACCGACCAGCCAGAGCTTGACGCCGCGCTTGACGATACGCCCGGCATGGTTGATGTCCTGGTAGCTGCCCTTGCCCTTGATCGGGTCGCCCTGCTTGCTGGATCCCTTGATGGCAATCAGGCGCATGGGGGACTTGTTGGAATAGGCGTGCACAAAGCTGTAGGCCTGGTGCGTGAAGTGGCCGCCAGTGTCGAGCGCAGCGCCCGCGATGCTGATGAGCGGGCCGTTGGCGTGCTGGAGCGGGGTTTGCAGCACTTGCCAGAGTTTGTGCCAGTCGCGCTCGTCGGCCGGGTTGGCGTCGATCACCAGGTAGCCGACGGCCCACATTTCTTCACCTCGGCCAAAGGCCCACAGGATGACCTCGAAGCGGTTGTCTTGCACGTCGACGCCGGCGGCGACCTTGAGGCCCCCGGCGGGAACAGTCATGAGTGGGTAGGCTTCGGCGCGCTTCTGCAGCACATGGGCCTCGGCTTTTTCGACCTCATCCTCCCAGGTCTCGCCCAGGGTTTCGTTAATGAAGGCCTTGAGCGGGCCGCGCATGCCGTTGCTGTTGGCTGTCTTTGCGTCCAGAAACTCGCGCACGATCGCAGCCCAGGTGACTTGCGGGCTGAGCGCAGTCCAGCCGTGAAAGCCGACGTGGCGCGGCGCCAGGCAAGCGGTTCCGTCCGCCGTGGTCCACTGGCTGGTGGGCTTGTCGGGGTTGCTCATGTCATGCGTCAAGCGCCACTGGCCGCAGTCGCTGACCCAGGCGCCCGCGTCGGCCACCTTGAGGTACTGCGCCTGGGTGTAGCCGGTGAGGCAGTGCGGGCAGACGTGGCGCACGGTGCCGGTGGGGTCTTCCACGTCCCACTTGAAGCCGTGCTGGTGTTTCTTGCCGCCCCATTGCAGCGGGTGCTCGACGCCGCAATGCGGGCAGGCACACTGGTAGCTCATGCGCACGGTGGCGGCCGCCATGCGGTTCTCGATGTGACTCAGGCCCTTGATACGCGGCGTGGTGCCGCAGATCAGCTTCGGGAAGGTGGCGCCCTCCAGCCGCTTGTGCGCCAGCGTCCAAGGGTCGCCGGCTCGCTCTATTTCCCAATCAAAGCCGTCCAGCTCGTCCAGGATGGCCACCGCAATGGTCAGGCGGCGAAAGTTTCCGGCAGCCTTGCCACCGCGCAGTTTCAGCACCGAGCCGAGGAACTTCTTTTGCTGCAGGGTATTGCTCTTGCTTTTGGCCAGCGCCTGCGGAAAGACATCGCGCATGATGCGCACGTCGCGCAGCATGGGCTCGACTTCGGTCTTGCAGAAGTCGTCGCTGTCGTCGTCGGTCGGCTGCCAGACGGCCTGGTTGCGCCGGCGGTGCTGGCCGGTGTAGCCCATCATGGCGAGCAGGCATTTGGTATAGCCCAGCCGCGCCGATTTCTGGAAGTCGAACTCTTCGATGTCGTCGTTCGACATGCAGTCCATGATGCCGATCTGGTAGGCGTAGGCGCGCCACTTTTGCGTTTTCTGGCTCGATTCGGCGCTCAGGTAGAAGTGCTTGGCCGACCACTGGCTCAGCGTCAAGGGCTCGGGCACCTTGAGCGCCTGCAGGCCGCGCGCGCAGGACTCGCGCAGGGCCCCGCGCAATTCATTGGGCAGGTGCGGCCAGAGTTTTTGCAGGCTGATGGTGGGGTTCTGACTCATCAGCGCGCCGGTGTTGAATCACTCATTGGGATTTGACGCCCTGCGGCGCTGAGTGAAGACCCTTGGCACTTATTCCGAAGTGACGACGAAGTGCGCGCCGTAGGTATGTTCCCCGGTCGTTTGCCCCCGACCGGGCGCAGTACGGATGCCTGCGAGTTTCTGGGGTGTTGGGTCATTTCGGGCCTTCAATCAACTGGATCAGTTGCCCGACGGCGTAGCAGACAATCTCGCCAGCCACGTACACCAGCACGCAGGCCAGCAGCACCACTTCAAGCGGGAACACGGCGATGCGGCGCAGCGCCTTCATGCCATCAGCCCGGCGAAGGGGTTGCTGTAGTCGCGCCAGCGCGTGCCGGCGCGGATGCCGGTGATGACGGCACGGTTCACGCCATAGCGCGCGGCCAGCACCGGGCCGGTCTCGGCGCTTAGGCGAATTTCACGCGCCTGCTCTATCGTCAGTTTGGCCTGTGGGCCTGTGCGCTTGGTGGCGGCTATTTTGGCGGCCCGGGCCTTGGTCTTCCAGCCGCCACGGGCGGCGGCTTTCTGGCCGATCTTGCGGGTGCTCGAGCGCAGCATGTGCGCGGGGTTGATACACAGGGGTTCGTCGCAGCTGACGTCAATCGGCACGCGGTACTGGAGTCGGCCGCCGGCGAGCTGGTACATGGCGCGGCGCACCAGGGTGCAGTCGCCGCCCGGCGGGGTGTAGGTGGGGTGGCCGCCACTGGTGCTGCCGCGCCAGAGGTGGCAGTCGGCCAGCTCGTCGGTGCGGTCGATCAGCGCCATCATGGCCAGGGTGGTGTCGATCAGGGCTTGCAGGCTGGGGTCGGGGTGGTTCATGCAATGGCTTCACTGGTTTCTTCGTCGTCCATGGCGCTGAGACTGGACAAGCTCATGCTGGCGGCGAGGTTGAGGGTTTCAGCGACGATGGTTTCCACAATCTTGAGGTCGTCGCCGTTGAGGTGCGGGCAGCGCAGCTTGAGCGCCACCGGCAAGGCTTGCAGGTGGTCGCGGATCTGGCTGGCGATGTAGGCAATGACCTGCTCGATCAGGTCCACGCTGGTGAATTCCTTGCGCTCAAGCGACAGCTTGATTTCGGCGCGCTCGCGGCTCACGCGCGCCAGTTCGCTGCGCTGGTAGGCCAGTTCGCCGTCGGCACCGCGCCCGGCGGCCTGTTCGCGCAGGTGTTCGCAATAGTCGCGCAGCCAGGCGCTGGCCACGTCGCCGGGGATCAGCACACCGGCGGACAGGTGCTCGCTCACAGCCTGCTGGCTGATTCCGACCAGCGCGCCGAATTCGGCCTGGGTGCAGGTGGCGGCGAGGCTCATGGTTTGGCGCTCAGCTTGGCAAAGTCAACCGACTCGGACCAGCGCTGTTCGGCGTTGGCGGTCACGGCGTCTTTCACGGTCTGCTCAAAATCAAAGCGGGCGGTGTAGGCGGCGCGCGGCACGAACTTGAGCATTTGCAGCAGCTTGCGCCCGGGCAGGTGCTTGTAGACGCCGGGCGGCAGGCGACCGCCGCCGGTGGACAGGCGGTTACCGGGCTGGGCGACGAACATTTCAGCCTCGACGCCGAGTTTCTTGGTGCGCTTGACCGACGCCGCATAGGTCTTGCGCGCGCTTTTGCTCTCGATCACCTTGAGCTGCAGGATGTTGATGATCTGGCGGTAGTAGCTACCCGCCATGGCGCCAGTGGCCGGGTCGATGGGCATGGCCTTGCCGGGCACGGTGACGTAGCCAGGCGGGAGCCAGCCATTGCGCGTGAGCAGCATTTCGGCGCGCTTCTGGTGCCTGGCGCTGGCGCCGTGCACGCCGGGCTGCAGGTAGTCGTACTTGCCGCCAGCCTGGTCTCCAGACTCTTTGAGGAACACGCGCGACTGCTGGCTGGCCTTGGTGGCGTCTTCACGCGCGGGCGCCTTCAGGGTGAAGCCGGTCGGGCGGTCAAACGCGATCGGCAGTTGCTTGACCACCGCCTCCATGCCGTCCCTGGCCAGCGCCGTGAGGGTCTTGGCCATGGCAAAGTTGACTTGCTTGGGGTACTCGACGGCCAACTGCTGGGCCACATCCTTGAAATCAACGGTGAACGACATTTCCATAGCAGCCCCAGGTTTCAGGGCAGCCGCGCCGCCCACATTGGAGCCAATACTGACGGTGAGCTCTGCGATGTAAAACCCCCTGCCGGGGAAAAATTGCAAATATTTTTGAATTGATGCAGATCAATTTGGCAGCATTGCGCCGCCGTGGCATTGACCGCCCTGCCCTTTCCCCATCCTTTCCCCCTCCATCCCCTGCCTGATGGATACAACCCCCTTAGCGCCCGCCCGCATCTAGCGATTTCGCGTCACCGAATTCACCCCCGAGGGGGGTACCCTAGGGAGTACCTTTGATTCATGCAAAAAGCAACAGGTTATGCACAGGCTTGGGCGAGTCAATAAGTCGGTGGAGAACGACACAAGTCCTCGGCTAATCTGCAGATCGTCGTGCCTGCGATATGCTCAAGCCCTTTTCAAGTCTAGGAAGACTGGCATGAATTGGTTGTTCTTATTGCTGTCTGTTTATGTGGTGTATTGCCTTTGGTGGTTTGAAGATCGAGCGAAAAAGGATGCCGCTAAAAAGGCCGCAACCACCTTGGCAAACCCGTCAAACCAAAGTAAACCAGAACCAAAGATCACACTCACGGCCGGGTACACCGACGATCAAGAGCGCCAAAGGACGCCGAGTAAATCTCGGGCCCGCCAGCCAGGTCCGTGCACTCTGACTTTGTTTTACATCGACATGGCCGGGCAGCTCACCAAGCGCGATGTCGCGCCCTATAAATCCGGCGCAACAAACGATCACTTTGACGCGTATTGCACCCTGAGGAATGACAGACGAACATTCTTCTTTGACGGAATTGACCACGGCATTGATCTGGCAACTGGTGAAATTATTTCGTCCGACGACATTTTTAAAATCATTCATCCGAGGCGCGCTATCCCATAGAGCCAACCAAGCCCATCCGCACGGCCAGCGCTACCTCATCAAACGAGAGCGCGGTTTCACCAAAGGTGGGCTCGCGGATGCCGCAGCTTTGTCCGGGCCAGGCGCTACCGCGTGCGTCCCCTTGACCAGCGCGCGAAGCTCGGCCTCGCTGTGGCCATAGCTGAGCCAATCCTTCAAAACTTTCTGACGCCGCGCCTTGCACTCGCTGGCCGCTATCGGCAGCTGGCCCAGGTGCTGGATCAGGCGCGCGCCGCAATGCAGGCAGGCCGGGTTGAACCAGCGATAAGTGGGGAAGCTGGTCGCGGTATGGCATTGGCTGCATGGCTCAACCCCACTCATGCGCAGGCCGTGGCCGCGCTGGTGTAGCCGCCAGCGCTGCGTGCAGCCTGTTCAGCGGCATAGAAGGCTTCGGCGGGGGTCATGGCCTGCACGGGGTGTCGTGGTGCCACAGGTGCACTGGTACGGGCTGCGATGGGCCGGCCTCGGTGCGCTGGTGCGGGCTCTTCCACACCCAACACCTCACGCGCCAAATGCAGCGGGTACAGGTTGATTTTTTCACCGGCAGCATGGCGGCGCATGATTCTGCGCGCCCAGTCTTTGCCGTCGCCCCGGTCGTTAAATTCACTCATGCTGGCACTCCTTTTTTGACCCGTGATTTGTACGATTCCCATCGCTCCACGAGCTGGTCCCACTTGCCAAAACCAAGCGACAAACCCATGGTTTCGATTGACAAGCGGCTGTCAGGGTCGGCCTTTGGCGGGCCGGCTGCGTGGCTGGAGCCGGGGTGTTCACGGCGCACCCACTTGCGCCAGTTGGCAGCGGTGCACTTGGCTGGCGGGTAGTGGTCGAGAAAGTTTGACCACACCACGTCGGCGTCGAGGTCGGGGCGTTCGGTTTTGATGAATTCCCGGTATTCTGGAAAAAACGGGGGGGGTGAGCCGGTAGGCGATGACGGCCTCGCGCGCTCTCCCCCCTCTTCTTCTTCTCTAATCTCCTCTCCTCTCCTCTCCTCTAGGCTTTTTTTGGTGTGACTTGGTGTGACATGGTTTTGCTGTGCCATGTTTGGCGTGACATTTGTCGCATCAAGGGGTTCACGCCCGCGCTGGTTGCGCTTGCGCTCAGCCGCCGTCACATCCTCACGCTCGCGCAGCGGCTGGCGACGGCTCCAGGCATGGATGCTTCGGGTTTGCGGGTCCACCAGGTAGCGGTCGGCCATCAGGTTGTAAATCTGCTGCGCCTTGCCGTCTGGAAGGCCCAGGGAACAGTCGAGCGACTCAAAGTCAAGCAACCCATGCACGCCGCGCTCGTCGGCCATGCTGGCAGCCTCAAGCAGCATCGCCCACACGCCAATGACCTCGGCCACACTTGAGCCCGCTTTCTTGGCCACCAGTTGAAACTTTGGATCCGTCACCGACCCGTGATGCCAGCGAAACCAGTCCATGCCTGCCATGGTTCAGGCCGCCAAGCGGGCTTGATGCGCCATCACCCGCACAGGATGGATATCGCGGCCAGTGACAAGGCAAGTGCGGGCGATGCGACAGCGCTCCAGGCGCAGGCCATCGATCAGGTTCTTGACACGAGCCGACACCGTTCCCTTGTCGATGCGCTTGCCGTAGATCAGCTCGTAGCGCTGCTGAATCTCGGCGCCGCTCATGTCGTCCACGCCGTGACGCGCAGCGGCCAGAACGATATCGTGAATCTTGTCGAGCTCACCCTTGAGCTGGCGAATTCCGATGCTGCCCAGCGCCTGGGCACTGGTGACGGCGGTGGTGGATGAATCGGGTTGAAGCATGGTTGAATTCCAGAAAGAAAGATATCGGGGTGAGGCTCAGCGCCACACTTGCGCGGCAAAGCGCAGGGCGTCTAGCGGTCGGGGATCTGGCTCGGGCGGAAAAGCGGCGGTGTGCGCATAGATGCCCCGGCCGCGCTGCGGGAAGACGCCATGCCGGTCGGCGCGGGCATACAGGCGTACCACACGCTCACGGCACAGGTTGGCCAGCGTGTAGCGCGCCTGCAGCTCAGGCACGCCCGCATGGCGTGCCAGCGTGTCAAAGGTGCCCACGGCCCCAGCCTGCAGTACGGCCAGCAGGGCAAGGCGACAGTGGCCGGCGGGACGCATCGGGTCAGGCCTTTGTCTCGTTTTGTGAATTCGCAAGCGACACACTGTTCACCACCGTCAGCTCTGGCCCGGTGCAGTCCGCTTGGCCGACGCAGCTCGACACAGGATTGCTGCACAAGTGGATGAAACTCATGGTCGTGGCCCCTGCCCTTGCAGGACGCGGCGCAGGGCCGCATTCTCTTCACGCAGCAGCCGGTTTTGCTGTTCGGTTTCGCTTTCGCGCTTATGCAGGCTATTAAGGTCATAGCCGCGCTGGTGGACCATCCAACACAGAGGGGCGTCATTGCCGCAGACATCCATAAGGCGCGAAAACTTGGGCCAAACGATGCCCTCCTGGCCGCTGGTCCAGCGGCTGAACTGGGCCTTATCCACCGACATCTCGCGCTGCAGCGCCTTGTCAAGCGTGTAGCCCGCCAGCTCGGCACATAGCTCTATGGCCGCACCAAGACTGGGCTTGCGCTCGACCTCTTCGGGCCTGATTTTTACGGGTATGGCAAGTTGGTTCATGAAGCCTCTCAACTTAGTTGTGTACGGTTGTGTGGCTCAAATGGGCAAAAAAAAGCACAGTTGAGGTATGAATAAAAAAACCACCCCCCGCCCCGACGCCGAATTTGCCGCGCACCTGCCCGCGGGCGGCCAAAGTGACAGGGAGTCGATCACAGGGAAGAGCGCGCCGGTTGGGTTGGTGGCGGGTGGAAAAAACGTGAGCGAGGGGGTAACGCTCGGAGGCGCTTTCCTGGACGCTGGCGGGGTTGCCAGCCGCCTTAAACTGCGAGTTCCTCAACACGCCAGCGAAAGGCAACCCCAAAAATGGACATACCGTCATACATTGCCCTCGCTCGGGGTGTCGCTGAGCTGGGCGGGCTGTTGGTCAATGAGCGCGACCGCCAAAAAGCGGCGACCATCCAGATCGACTTCACGAATCAGCTCATGGAGCTGCAGTCCAAGCTTAGCGAGGTACTCACGGCCATCATCGACAAAGATGGGCGTATCGGCCATCTTTCGAATCGCGTACGCGAGCTGGAAAGCCGACAGTCCGATGAATCCCGTTATCAGCTTGCAAAACTGGGCACTGTCGGGGATTTCTTTGCCTATAAGCTGCGCCCGCGTGCCGAACTCACAGATCGGATCGATGAGCCGGAGCACTTCCTGTGCCAACCGTGCTTCGATGCTGGCAAGAAGGGCATTCTGCGCATCATTGGCAGCTACTGCAGCTGCCCCATCTGCCACTCCAAAACTACCCTCACCCCCAGCGCGACTGGCATCGCAGTTGGGCATGTTGTTACCGCAAGAGCCAGGGACTGGTGATGTTGAAACCATCTCAAGCCACCCCCGTTTCAAGGGACTGAAACGGAGGCCCACCTTTGGCGCGGCGATCGCGTTTGGCGGCGGCCTCTTCGGCGCGGCGGTTGACCTCTTCGGCGCGGCGGTTGACCGCTTTGGCGCGGCGTTCGGCACCACTGCGCAGGGCGCCGGTGTCGGTGGTGTGGATGACTGGGGCCAGGTCTTGCAGTGCCTGCGCCCTGTTGTCTTTGACCAACTTCGCCATACGGTCGTCGGGGTTGGCGCTCAGCGCTTCAGCGGCGCGATCGTGCTGCTTGCGCAACATCGACCCAAGAGCATCCGGCTGGCTGGCAGCGACTTCATCTTGCGCTTGAGTTGCTGCGGCTTCGGCTGCTGGTTGATCAATCGTGGCGAGGTCGATGGCCGGATTTCCCCTGATCACGGACCACAGCACATCGGGTCGCAATTCTTCGCATGTGACCAGGCCGCCCGTTGCCTGCTCGATGGCGGGGCAGTGTTCAGCAGGGACACGTCCAGTTTTCAGCCAATATTCAACATGCTGACGAATAACGTTCCCTCCAATTGCAAATGCTAGTTTTGATGCACTACCACCATGAACATCAACAGCTCTTTGGATCCCAGATTTTTGTTCCATAAATCACTCATTCCGCAAATTAGTTTGCATTCTATAACGCAAAGTAGTTTGCCGACAAGTGGTGCAAAATGTTTTGCAATGAAAACACTCGCTGAACAAGTCAAGGAGTTCATGGACTGGAGAAGCCGCGTGGATGGGCGCAAGTTCACTACGGCATCGATGGCGGCCGAAGTTGCCAAATTTCAGCCAGACTTGGACAGCGCAAAAAGATGCAACCGTCAGAACATTGATAGCATTTTTGTCAAAAATCTAGAGACACCAAGGTATCTTGTTGCGCTAGCACAAGCCATGGGCACGACGGCAGAAATACTAAGGGCCGGGAATTTCAATCCTTCCCATCAACTCCCGAAAGACGATCGGAAAAACGCAGTCAGTTTAAATATTGGAAGCGCCAGAGCAGCCTCCAGCACCGCAGAAGTCCTGTCCGGGCTGGGCGCCGTAGTTGAGGCCCTGCACCCCAACGTGCAACTGGCCGGGCGCGACGTGCTGCGCCGCTGGGCCCAGGGCGACATGGACACCCAAAGCGCTGCAGACACGCTGGACGCCTTCACCCACGTGAGTGAAAACATGAAGATGAGCGATACCACCCAGCGCACCACAACACCAAAAAAAATCGGCAATGAGGAAATGCCCGACTTTCTTAAAAAATGACGCCGCACCCCCCGCCTGCATGGCCAGAGACTTGTTACATCCGCCCCATCGAGCTTGAGTCAGGCGGCCAACGCGCCTGGACGCACCTGGCCGAGCTGCGCCCCCCTGACGGCCCGCCATGCCGCGCCTACATCAAACACTACCCGGCGCAGGCGCCACGCGGCTTGTTCAACGAATGGTTTGGCCACACCCTGATGCATGCGCTGGGCGTGCCGCAACCACGGGCCGCACTGATGCAGGCGCCGGTGCTGGCGCTACCCGGCAGACCCATGGCCTGGGCCTTTGTGAGCTGTCAGCCCAGCCCTGTTTTTGAAGGCACCCCCAAGCAGATTTACAACATCGACAAGCCAGAGCAACACGCACAACTCGTCAAGCGCCTGTTTGCCTGCGCCTGCATGCCAACCCTGATTGCCGCCGACCAGCTTTTGAACAACGCCGACCGCAACCTGGGCAACCTGGTGTTCACCGGCAAAAGCAGCTTTGTCGCCATAGACCACAGCGACATCTTGGGCGGTTGCAACTGGCGCACTGCCGAGCAGTGGCTGCCTGCGCAGTGGTCGGTGTCTAAATTGATTGAGCAGCTGATCCCCATTGACCAAGTGCCACAGGCCGCCAAGCAACGGCTATTTGTGTCGTCCGAACTGGTTTGCGATGCCTTTTATGAGGCGCAGATTGATTTGAAAAATGCCATGAACTGCCCCAGCCATGGCGACACCCAGATAGCCATGGATGCGGTGTGGTGGCGCACGCTGGCGCTTGCCAACTGGTTTAAAGAACGTTTACAGTTGCTGGTATGAACATCCCCGGCATCACCCCTACCGCAACAGCATCCACCGGCTACATGCAGGCGGCCGGGATGGTGTTTGTGATGCGCTGCATACCTGACATATTCACCCGGGAACAGTTCAATATCGGGGTATGCGCCATCAGCAACAACGGCCAGCGCAAGGTGAAAGTCATCACCGAGCCTGGCAGGCTGGCCTGCTTTTACGGAGAAAGCGCTGTCAATGTGGTTTTGCTGGCCCAGGCCGCAGGAGAGGCTGCACTGGCGGGCGCTGCGTCTCCGACGCAGCAGGTGGTGTTTGACGAGCCTACGCCCTACTACAACTCCACGCTTGACGACCTGGTGAACGGCACCTTTGCCGACCAAGTGACGGCGGCCCTGCCCCAGCGCCAGGCGGCTGGCGCCGACATGATGGACGACGAACAGGCGCTGACGGCGGTGAGCGACGCCATCAAACTCGCCAGAGGCCTGGACATGGAGCTGCTGGCCAACACGCCGCAGGTGATCGTCAACACCGAGCGCGGGCCCCGCACCATGCGTGTGCCATTGCAACCGCGCAACGGTGTAGGCACGGTGCGCAGCGCGTACTTTTCACACACCACATTGAAAAACCACCTGCTCGACAGCGTGCTCGATCTGGAGTGCGCCGCGCGCTACCGGCAAAAGAAGCACATGGGCATTTTTATACTGCGCTCGCCCACGGCCAGCAAAGAGGCGGTCAAACAGATTGACGCCGTGATTGACAGCATTGCCTTTCGCACGCCAAAAAGCATGTTTTTAGACGTGGCCTACGATGCGCCCGCGCTGGCGCAATCGATCGACGAATGGGCCAAGCAGGCCAACTAGACCCGGCCCTGCTCCGTCATCTGGCGCAAATAGGCATTCACCCGGGTTTGCCAGCCCGGGCCCAGGGCGCGCAGTTTTTCAAGCACATCAGGGTCCATGCGCAGCGACACCATGGGGCGCTTGACTTCAGCCGCCGGCCGACCGGGTCGCCGCTTTGGCACCACCACGGGCGCACGGGTTGCACCAGGGTGGCCTCTGCCTCTGCTTTGCTGATGCCCCGCTCGGCCATGGCGCCTGTGCGTGTTGGGTGCAGGTGATTTGCATGGCTTGAAACATACACTTTAAGCGTACCAAAAAGAACTTTTCTACAAAATTAGCAAACTATTTTGCAAACAACCATTGCCTATGCGCAAAATAGTTTGCATAATTCACCCATTGCAGCACGGTTGCTGCGAAGGAGTGAAATTTGCAACTCATCAAGATCGAACCCCGCCAGATTGCCCAGCAGTCTGTCCAGACCGTAAACGCACGGGAACTATGGGCCTTTGTCCAAAGCAAGCAGGAGTTTGCTAACTGGATCAAAGCCCGCATTGAGAAGTTTGGCTTCATTAAAGACCAAGATTTCACAATTGATAAAGTTATCAATAACCCCCAAGGCGGTAGACCAAGCAGCGACTACCACCTGACCATCGACATGGCCAAAGAACTGGCCATGGTGGAGAACAACGACAAGGGCCGCGAGGTGCGCCGCTACTTCATTGAGTGCGAGCGCCGCGCCAAGGAAATGCCAGCACCCATGAGCGCCATGGATGCGCTGGCAGACCCAGAAATGGTGCGCGGCCTGCTGCTGAACTACGCCACCAAGGTGATCGAGCTGCGCAAGCAAGTGGCCGAGCAGGCGCCCAAGGTGGACGCCCTGAACCTGATCGCCACCGAGAGCGAAGGCAGCATGTGCATTACCAATGCCGCCAAGGACTTGCAGGTACAACCCAAACGCCTGTTTGCGTGGCTGCAGGAGCATCAGTGGATCTATCGCCGCGCCGGCGGCTCGGGCTTCATTGCTTACCAGGCGCGAATTCAGGTGGGCTATCTGGAGCACAAGGTCACGACCGTTGAGCGCGGCGACGGCACAGTGAAGATGGTCGAGCAAGTTCTGGTCACAGCCAAGGGTCTGGCGAAGCTGGCGGGTGATCTGACGATGAAGGTGGCGGCGTGAAAAATTGCCTTTACCCGCCCTTCACGGTGTCGTGCCTGGTCAACATCCAGTTGCCCGACAACAAGAGCTGGCGCCCTGACATTGCCGTCAAGGTTGGGTTTTACATCAACCACTGGGGTGAGATTCACAGTGCTGCCAAGCGTGAGGCCATCTATCGGCTTGAGCGCCTGGGCGTGAACAAAGACACGTTCGACTACGCAGATTTTGAGACCGACGACCATAGCTTTACCGCCGTCGAGCCCAAGGGCGTCAAGCGTGTTTATGGTGAGCCGGTCGAGGCTTTTTACCTGCACGACCCCAAGAAGCGCGAGCTGCTGATTCGCCAGAGCCGCCTGGTACCCGAAAGCCGCGAGGAAATGGTGGCGATCTATGGCAAGGCGCCAACTGCTGTTCAGGGAGTAGCCGCATGACCCGCCTGATTGAATGGCTGATCACCTGCCTGATCGCCCTGGTGCTGTCTAGCACATTCCTCCACTCTGGCCCGAGCGAGATTGACGCGATGCGCGATGGCTCTGCGGCAGCGCAGGACGCCCGCCAAAGCGCCGTGGCTGATGCCCGCTTTGCCAAGGCCGCGCAAAGGGCCTGCGGGGGCGAGAACGCGGCCTGGACGCTGCTGGACGATGGCAGCGTGCAGTGCGCCACCAAGCGCGGCTTCAAGACCACTGTGGCCAAGGTGGTGCTATGAACTGCTGCAATGATTTTGGCACCTGTGAGCAAGGGCTTGGCTGCCCGTGCGGTGATGACACCAAGCCGGTGGCGGTGGCGCGCGTCAAGGCCAGCCGGCCCCGCACCTGCGCTGAACTTGGTGTGTGCAACTGTGCCACCGCAGACCATTGCGAAAGCGACACAGCGCCCTATGCGCCAGGCGTGATTCTGCGCAATCCGACCGAGCCCTACGTCAACCCGATGACTGCCTTGCCGACTGGCAATACCACTTTGTTGCCATGGGGCCGGTGCGAATGGGTGTTTGTTTGCGGGTGCTTCCTGGTGCTTGTTGCATGCAGCCTGGCCGTTATTACTGGCTCATTGGGGTATTTGTGGGTCAGGTGGTTGGCATGAGCCTGCTTCCCACGCCTGTCATCGCCGACCTTGAGCAACTGCATGCAGCCTTTGATGCGATGCACTGGCCCGAATGGACCTTTGAGCGCGCGCTGGCGTTTGATTTGCGCCGCCAGTTGCTTGTTTTTCATGCGGGGAAAGTTTCTTCCCGCGCCCCTCAACCCGCCCCTCAACCCACCACCCCCACCAAAGGATATCCGTGAAATCTTTCAACCTGTTTTTACAAGACCTCAACGACGGCCAGACCCATGCCGGGCTGACCGGCGACCTGAACGAACTGTTGCAGGCCGTGCAGAGCACTGGGCGCACCGGCAGCATGACGCTCAAGATCAAGATCGCCAGTGCCAGCAAGGGCGGCAATGAGGTCGACAAGATCACCATCATGGCGGACCGCAAGCTCGAGTTACCGAAGCCCGAGCAGCCGCAAGACTTCTTCTGGCTCACCGATGAGGCCGAGCCGACCCGTCAGCACCCACGCCAGCATTCGCTGGACCTGCGCGATGCGCAAGACACACGCGGCGGCCTGCGCAGCGCCACCGAGCAATTCACCCAACCCGACGCCGATGGCGTCATGACCTTCAAGGAAGCTAGCAAATGAGCCTCGATCAATCTACAACGCCCGCCGGAAAACTGGCAATCAACGACCTGATGCAAGCCAGTGCCATCATCAGTGCGCTGGCGACAGCCAGCATGGAGCCTGTTAACGTGGACGGTCACCACTTTGTCATGGTGCCACCCAACTACAGCGCCAAGGACATCACCGACCTGGTGGAAAAGGCCCAGCCTGCGCCGAACCGCCAACGCGGCACGGTCAATGTCAAGGATGTGGCAAGCCTGCTGGCCTACTGCGCAGATCAGACTGCGCAGGGTGACGGCTACATCTACGCAAACCCGGACGAGCGCACGCTGACGGCGGTGTTCAACGACCAGCGCGGCGAGCCCGGCTGGCGCGACCACCGCTGCCACTACCGGGCCGAGTACACGCCAGAGTTTGCCAAGTGGATGGGCAACGACAAGAAGCAGTTCGACCAAACCGGATTCTCCGAATTCATCGAAGACAACTTTGCCGACGTGGCCGAGCCGGCGGCGCAGGGCCTGCTGGACGTAGCCACCACCATCCAGGCCAAGACCGACATCAACTTTTCAAGCGCCAAGCGCCTGCAAAACGGCCAGGTGCAGCTGCAGTACACCGAGAACATCGACGCCCGTGCCGGCGTCAATGGCGCGCTGGAAATCCCCAAGGAATTCACGCTGGGCCTGCGCATTTTCAAGAACGGCGGCGGCTACAAAATCAAGGCGCGTCTCAAGTACCGGCTGCACGCGGGCCAGATCAAGTTCTGGTATGAGCTGGACCGCGTGGAGCGCTCGATCGAGGATGCCTTTGGTGGCTACATCGAACAGGTGCGCGAGGCCTCGGGCTATGTGGTGTTGCTGGGCGTGGCGTAAGAGAACAGCATGACCAAAATATCAGCCGCCTACACAGGCACAACGCAAGAGTCCGCCGTCTACAAAGGCAGCGCGCAAGACATTGGCTGCCAGGTGTTCCTTGACCATGTGATGCCCATCATCCGGGCAGCGTCCAAAAAAATGGATACGGGGAATCTGGCCCAGTTTTACGCTGGGTTGATGGCTGCGGCTTGTGGATCCATGGCGGCTGATTTTGGAAAGGATGCTGCGCAGCGCCTGATCAATGTGATAGCCGAGCAGTTTGGCGACGTGGTGCAAGAGCTGGATCAGGGGACTATGCAATGACGAGCGGCATTAAGCACGACAGCGGCAAGCCGCGCTGGAGCCTGTTGCCCCTGGGCACGGTGGCGCAGGTGGTGCGCGTGCTGGAGTTCGGCGCGGCCAAGTATGCGCTGGACAACTGGAAGACCGTGCCCGACGCCCGCACGCGCTACTTTGACGCCCTGATGCGCCACGTGCATGCCTGGTGGGCCGGTGAGCGCAACGACCCCGAGACCGGCTGCCACCACCTGGCGCACGCGGGCTGCTGCGTGCTGTTCTTGCTGTGGCTGGATGGTGAATCAAAAGGTACGGACTGGCGCACAGCCCAAACCGTCGTATCGCCAGTTACCCCTGACAACCCCAATGTGATCAAAGATGAACTATACTATTAATTTAATAGCTACTAAGGCAATGGATACGGGGGCTAGCGCCGAATTAGGCTTAAAAAAGCCCGTGATTATCTTGACACCAAGGCAGCGCGCCACCAAGGCGCAAATGGCCGCGCGCCGAGCCGCCCTGGTGGCCGCAAGCCGCCAGACCCGGCTGGGCAGCTTGATCGAGGTGATGATCAACATCGCCATCGGCTTCGCCATCAACTGGGTCGCCAATCTGTACATCCTGCCGCTGTACGGCTTTGAGATCACGGGCGGTCAAGCCTTCAGCATGGGCCTGCTGTTCACCGTGATTTCGGTCGCGCGCAGCTATGTGATTCGGCGCTGGTTCAACGCCCGCATTCACGCCGCTGCGCTCGCGCTGGCCAAGGCCCAAGCATGAGCAACCCGAACCCCGTTAAACAGGCGCGCTATTCAGGCGATGCCTTGACCGCGCGCGAGAAAGCCCGGCTCGTCAAGCACGTGCCGCGCGTGCGCCTGGCTGGTGAAGCGCTGCCGTTTTCGATCAGCATCTTTGGCGAGGAGAACGTGTACCGGCCCGCGCAAGTGCCGACGGTTCGCCAGGGTGCTGATGACCATTTGAGTATCAAGTCGCTGGTCGGAGGTGTGTCGTGCTGACCCATAAAGGACAAATCGAACGCACTGGCAAAGTCTGTTTCGGAGACGCCTCAATCTCGGTGGTGGAAGAAGGCATTGGAGAGGCTCGCAAGGTCGGTGGCTACGCCGGGGAACTGGCGTGGCGCTTGTCATTCAAACGGCAAGTGTTCGCCCGAGTAATTCAAACCCTGAACAGGATGGGGTGGACCGTAGCCGTTCCTCCAAAGGAAGAAAAACAAAATAGCGCCAGCTTTTCCCGAAACTACCGCAATTGCAGCAAAGGCGACCTTAGGGGCGAGTTGGGCATCATGGGGCGCAGCATCACTTTCGCAATGTGGCAGGGTGTCAATACGCCAACACGGCCCGACCACGGCGGCCGGTATGAGTCCGATCTGGAAGGGTGCATGCCCTACGTCATCCGGCTTGAAATGGAGCGCACACGCCGCCGCATCCGGGGCTATCTGTGCAATGTGTTCACGGATTACGACTTCGACCCAAAGCGTCGAAGCATTTACCGCAAGCCGTTGGATGCAACCGCCGCAGAGCGGATAGAGCGGCATTACGCTGAAAGCTGGCACTTTAAAGGCGACCTGGCCAACTACACCATCAGCGACTACAACCGCAAGTCACACGATGGCGTGATGCTGGAGCATGGCCAGCGCGTCTGGTTTGCCGACTGGCATGGCCGCATCTGCAATGGCACAGCCATGTACAACATCAACAACATGTGGTGGATTGTCACCGGGCGCTACGACTACACCAACAAGGCGTGCTTTGAGATTTACGCGAAGTGCCCCGAGAACCCGCGCGTAAGGCGCAACGCCAGCCGGCGCACAAAGAAGCTGCAGAGCCTTCTTACCAGCGCCATAACGGCAATGAAATTCGAGCGCGCTGCAGTGCTGCGCGACATCCTTCACCCTGAATTGAAAGCAGCTACGCCATGACACCCTGGACGCCCGCCGACATCGCGCTGCTTCGCCTGCATTACCCCGACCAGACGGCGCAGCTTGTGGCCGACCTGCTGGGCCGCAAGACCAGCACCGTGCACCAGGCGGCGGCGCGCTTTGGCGTCAAGAAGAGCGCAGCCTTTTACGCCAGCGACAAATCAAGCCGGGTGCAGCGCGGCAAGATCGATGAGCGCATGAAGGCGGGCCGATTCAAGGCCGGGCACGTCACCTGGAACACCGGCTTAAAGGGCTGGTTTGCACCGGGCTCCGAGCGCACGCGGTTTCAAAAAGGCCAGATGCACGGCGCGGCGCAGCACAACTGGCTGCCGGTGGGCAGCTACCGAATCACGACCGCAGACCAATGTCTGCAGCAAAAGACATCAGAGCGCCCGGGGCCCAGCTGCTACCGCTGGACGCCGGTGGCGCGCCTGGTGTGGGAAGCCGCGCACGGCCCGATTGCCAATGGCATGCTGATCGTCTTCAAGCCCGGCTGCAAGACCGTGGTGCTGGCAGAGATAACCCTGGACAAGCTGGACTGCATCACCCGCGCCGAGAACGCCAAGCGCAACCACCCACGCAGCTACTCACCCGAAATCGCCCGCCTGTGCCAACTCAAGGGCGCCATTACCCGTCAAGTCAACCGTATCAACCGAGAAAGCGAACCCCATGAATAACGCAGAATCCCAAGCCAGCCCGCACATCAACCAGATGCGCACCCACCTGATGGGCGCGCTGGCCAGCCTGTGCGACCGCGCCAACCCGATGGAGCCCGACCGCGCCCGCGCCATGGCACAAGTGGCCAGCGTGCTGGTGGACAGCGCCAAGGTCGAGGTCGAGTACCTCAAAGCCACCGGTCAGGACCGCACCAGCTTCTTGGAGCAGCCGGTGAGCGCCGATGTTCTGCGGCTGGAGTCCGGCAACCTGAGCGCGCACGACGCCCTGCCAAACGGCATCGCGTCGATCACGCGGCATCATTTGCGGGGGTGAGGTATGAACTACAAACCCGTTGACAGATATGGCCGGATTGCCGTGGGCCAGCGCGTGATGTACAGCGCAGCCGTCCTGGCGCCCACCAACAGCGCCCAACCCTGCGGCTGCCGGCGTGACCAGACCACCGGCAAGATCATCTACCCCGATGAAACCGTCGGCCTTGAGTCCAGGGGAACTATCACCCACTTGCAGCCCACCGAGACCGGCTGCATGGCCACGGTGGCGCTCGATGCGGGCGGTTCGCTTCACAAGCACGTCAATCGCTTCGGCGGCGGCGGTGGCAACTTTCATCAGCTTAGGGTGCTGCGCGAAGCGCCTACACAAATGGAGATCACAGCATGAACAGAGCAATGCGCCGCGCGTCCCCGCGCCATGCCCAGCCGACCGGGCGCTACAACCCGGCCAACTACCAGGCAGGCATCCGTGTGCTGGACCACTGCCGCCCCTATGAGCCTGACGAAATGATCAGCGAGCATGTGCTGACGCGCGCCGCCTTTGAGCGCCTGCGCAGCGGCTGCGGCAACGAGGATGATTTCGACCGCGTGAGCATGATCCTGAACATCGGCCTGCTGCGCGCCGAAGCCATCGACCAGCTGGTGGTCGAGACCGTGGCGCGCGGCCAGGCGGCATTCGTAAGAATGAAAGACCGCTACCTGCGCGGCCTGGCGCTTGGCTTCGATGCGCAAGGCCTGCAAGATGTGCCCGACGCCCTGGACGCCTGCGAAGCCATCACCGACGCCAGCAGCCCAAAGCAGATGACGCTGGCGATCAAAGAGGCCTATGCACGGATCATGAATGGGGATTTGCTGGAGGCGGCGCAGTGAAAGAACGTCCCATCCTTTTCAATGGCGCCATGGTGCGCGCGCTGCTTGATGGCAGCAAGACTCAGACGCGGCGGGTATTTAAGACTACCAACGGGGGCGTATGGCCTAACCAAAACGACTTGCCTGGGATGCGGCAGATTTTGAGATCCTGCCCCTACGGCCAGCCAGGCGACCGTCTTTGGGTGCGGGAGGCATGGTGCGGAGAGGTTGACGGTGACACATCCCAGTTGATCTACAACGATGACGGCAACACCTACAAATGCCTTTATCGGGCTGATGGTCATCACGTTGTGCTTGACGATGGAGACGGCTTTACGAAGACCCGAAAGGATGGCAGCGAAGCATCCCCATGGAAGCCAAGCATCCACATGCCCCGCTGGGCCAGTCGCATCACCCTGGAAATTACCGGCGTGCGCGTGGAGCGGCTGCAGGACATCAGCGAAACAGATGCATTAGCCGAGGGCATCGATCAAGATACCTGCGTACCCGTCGCCATGTACCGCGATCTTTGGGAGCAAATCAACGGCTTCAGCTCATGGGACAAAAACCCGTGGGTGTGGGTAGTTGAATTCAAGAGGGTCTCACTATGAGCACCACCATGAACCGCACCGACCGCCGCGCCGCACAAAAGCATATCCGCAAGGAAAGCGCCAGCTTCCCGGTCAGTCTGGTCGAGGTGCCCAGGTCAGAGTGGCCCAACGCTGGGCCGGTTGGCATCGTGAAAGTCTTTCGCAGCCGGGACTACCTGGTGCAGGTGTTCGACGCGACCACCAGCGCCGCCTTCAGGATGTCGGTGAATCGCACGCAGCTCGAAGGCCGTGGCTGGGGGCAGGACATCCCCTGGATTGACCTGCAGCGCCTGAAGCACGAGGCTGGTTTTGGCGACTTCGATGCGGTCGAGGTCTACCCGCGTGACTGTGATGTGGTGAACGTCGCCAACATGCGGCACCTTTGGATCATGACCGACGTGCTTGCTTTTGCCTGGAGAAAAATATGACGACCAACAACGATTTGAGCGAGCGCGTGAGCGCCTTTAGATGCCTCAAGCTTCCCGGCCAGCCCATGATGATGCACATGGGAACCAGCTCTCTGGTGGGCGACTTGTGGAATGAGGTTAAAGCGCTGCAGGAACAACTTGAACTGGCGCGGGTGAAAACCTACTGCACGTCGATTTCTGAAATTGCAGTCGAGCGCGATGCATTGCTGGAGGCGCTGATTCACATTCAGCAAGTGGCATGCAGCGGATCGCCGGAGCTTTCGATTGCGACTGAAGCCATTACCAAATCCACAGGGAGCCCAGCATGAGCAACGAACCCATAGACCGCGTGATCTGGCGCCAAGAGCTTTGCGTGATGATGGGCGTGGGCAGCCAATGCATCCGCGAATGGCTCAAGGCCGGAAAACTTCCCAAGCCCGACATCGACCTGAGCCTGCGCACCAAGGGCTGGCGCTTGTCAACCCTGCAGGCCGCGGGCATTGGCCTGGTCTAGCCAGTCGGCCCAGGCCTGCAGCATGGCCCGGCGCTGGGGCATGTAGGCGGCATGGTTGTAGGCGCCGCGCACGGCATCATCGGAGCCGTGCGCGAGCTGCATCTCAATGTGGTCAGAGGTGTAGCCGTGTTCATTGGCCCAGGTGCTGGCCACGCCGCGCCAGCCGTGCCCCGTCATCTTGCCTTTGTAGCCGATCCGGTGCACCAGGTACAGCACCGCATTCTCCGACATGGGCCGGTCAATCCGGCGCTCCGACGGAAAAACATACTCGCCGCTGCGGCAGCGCGCTTTGAGTTGGTGCAGCAGGGCCAGCGCCTGCGTTGACAGCGGCACCAGGTGCACGCGCTTCATCTTCATGCGGTCTTTGGGCACGCGCCACACGTCGCCCTCGATCTCGGCCCACTTCATCATACGCAGCTCGCCCGTGCGCACCCAGGTCAAGGCCAGCAGCTTGCAGGCCAGCACGGACTGCAGGTCTTTTTCCAGCGATAGGCGCAAGAGGAAGTCTGGCACTTCGGACAAGGCCAGCGCGGCGTGATGCTCCACCAGCTTTTTGCCGAACGCTTTTTCAGGCTTGATCTGCGCTGCCGGGTTGATCTGGCAATGCCCATGCTCCAGCGCCCAATCAAACACCTGGCCCGACCAGACGCGCAGCCGCTTGGCATAAACGTGCTTGCCGGCGGCATCCAGTCGCATCAAGGGCGCCAGCACCATATCCTTGGTTATCAGGCCGATGGGGGTTTGCGCAATGTCGGCCAGGTGCATAGCCAGTCCGCGTGTCGCGTTGGCGAAGTAGCCCGGCGTGATGTCTTTGCGGCTGGCCCAATACTGCGCGCAGGCGTCGGCAAAGGGGATCGACTTCTTCGGCTTGGCTTTGACATCGAGCCCGTCAAGTAGCTTGAGCCGGAATGCATCGCGGCGAATGCGGGCATCGGCCAGCGACAAAAGCGGGTACGGGCCCAAAACCTCAGTTCCTTCCTTGCCGTGCTGGCGGTAGCCAACGCGCCAGATTTTCGCGCCCGTGGTAGAAATGAACAAATAAAGGCCGTGGCCGTCCGACAGCTTGCGCGGCTTGTCGGAGGGCTTTTCCCTCTTGCAAATTAGGTTGGTGAGCTTGTTTATCGCCAT